GTGGAGGTGGTGGCGATGGCACTACTCTTCCTGGAGGCCAACAACCTGGAGGCCAACAACCTGGAGATCAGCAACCTACCAACCCAGACTCCATGAACCAAAGCGGCCTCAGTGATGTCGTAGCTAACTGGGCTAACTCTTGGAGAGGAGCTAAGAATATTTTACGAGCAAAGTCATCTAAAGATTCTAGGGTGGCTAATGCAAAAAATTATAACACTTATACAGGTGTTAACACCTACTAATCAATGACTGCTAAAGCACGTTATGACTTTCTAACTAAGTACCGTACCCAATATCTAGACACAGGCGTTCAGTGCTCACAGCTCACCCTTCCTACTCTCATCAGACAAGATGATGATGGTGGGCGTAGCACTCATCTAAGGCTTGTTACACCATGGCAATCAGTCGGAGCTAAGGGTGTAGTCACGCTTGCATCTAAGTTGATGCTTGCGTTGCTGCCCCCTCAGACCAGCTTCTTTAAGCTACAGATTAATGATGCCAAGGTAGGTGTAGACATTCCTCCTGAAGCCAGAGCAGAAATGGATCTCTCCTTTGCAAAGATGGAGAGGTCCGTAATGGAGATCATTGCAGCCTCAACAGATCGTGTCGTTGTACACCAAGCCCTCAAGCATCTTGTGGTTTGTGGTAACGCACTGATCTACATGGGGCCTAAAGGTCTTAAGCTCTACCCGCTTAATCGCTATGTCGTAGATAGAGACGGCAACGGTGAGGTGTTAGAAATAGTCACTAAAGAAAGGATCAGCCGTAAGTTGCTTGGTCCTATTCTTGCACTACAAACACCAGCCAATCCCCCAATGGAGGAAGGCTCTAATAATGATGAAGATGTGGATGTCTATACCCACATTCGTCGTGACAACAATCGCTTTATCTGGCATCAAGAAGTCTTCGATAAGATCATTCCTGGCAGCCAAGGTAAGGCACCACTTGATGCTAACCCCTGGTTAGTACTCCGGTTTAATGTCGTTGATGGAGAACCGTTTGGTCGTGGTCGTGTAGAAGAGTTCCTCGGTGATCTCCGATCCCTTGAAGCTCTGATGCAAGCCCTCGTAGAAGGCTCTTCAGTAGCCGCTAAGGTCATCTTCACAGTGAATCCTAGCTCTACTACTAAGCCTCAGACCTTAGCCTCTGCAGGCAATGGAGCCATCGTTCAAGGTCGTCCTGATGACATTGCTGCTATCAGTGTTGGTAAGACAGCTGACTTCAAGACAGCACAAGAGATGGCAGGAGTACTTGAACGACGCATCAGTGAAGCATTCCTAATCCTTAATGTAAGGGATAGCGAACGTACTACTGCTGAAGAAGTACGCATGACCCAGATGGAATTGGAACAACAACTTGGTGGACTATTCTCCTTGTTGACTTCTGAGTTCCTGATTCCATACTTAAACCGTAAGCTTAACGTCCTTCAGAAGAACCAAGAGATTCCAAAGATTCCTAAGGATCTAGTACGGCCTACAATTATTGCTGGTATTAACGCTCTTGGTCGTGGACAAGACAGGGAAAGTCTTGGTCAGTTCTTTACGATGATTGCCCAGACAATGGGACCAGAAGCTATCGGACAGTTCCTGAATCTTGATGAAGCAATCAAGCGACTAGCTGCTGCTCAAGGTATTGATGTACTTAACCTTGTTAAGTCTATGGATGAGGTACAGCAAGAGAAGCAGCAGAACTTCCAGCAAGGACAACAGATGGAGATCACTAAGCAGGTTGGTCAACTTGCGAGCACTCCACTGATGGACCCTGAGAAGAACCCACAAGCCCTACAAATGATCAATGGCAACGCAACGTCCAACCAAGCTCCAGAAATCCAACAACCAGAAGGAGCCCCTCCCACAGGTTGATCCACCTGAGACGCTTGAAGAAGACAACAAATACTTCAAGCGAACTAAACTAGGTACACCGACTATCGGTCGTTCACCCGATTACGTAAAGACTGTAGGTCTTGGTAATCTAACCGTTATTACTGCAGATGGCAAACGAAATTACTCTTAATCCCTACGATGAAGCTGAGGGAGAATTTAATGCTGATGAGTTAGAGTCACTAGAGATTGGTGAAACACTAGCCCAGGCAGAGAATCAACTCCTTGCTGGTAAGTACCGTTCAGCTGAAGAGCTAGAGCGAGGTTACCTAGAGCTACAGAAACGCATGAGTGGCAAGGAGGATACCGAGGAAGAGGCCTCTAATACTCAAGAGGGTAATGATACCCAACAGAATGAAGAGGCACCTTCTGAAGGCTTATATGAGGCTCTCGTAAGCTCCTACCAGAAGGGTGAGTGGGATCCTAAACTTGTTGAACAAGTTGAAAGTATGCATCCAGTTGATGTACTTAACTTGATGCTTGAAAATAATCAACCTGCTACACCTGAGCTTACTGAAAGTGACATCTCACAAGTACAAGAATCAGTAGGTGGTCCTGAAGCCTATGGACAAATGATCCAATGGGCAGGACAGAATCTATCTGAAGGTGAGATCAACCTTTACGATAAAGCGATGGATAGTGGTGATCCACTTACTATCTTCTTTGCTGCACAAGCACTGTACGGTAGGTTCCAAGATGCTGTCGGTTATGACGGTGAACTACTTACTGGTACTGCTCCACAAGCTCAATCCCAAGGCTTCCGTTCACAAGCTGAACTGGTAGCTGCTATGAGTGATCCTCGCTACGACAAAGATCCTGCATACCGTCAGGATATTGCCGATAAACTTGCTATCTCTAACATCTGAAATGTCTAACAATCTCTTCGCTAAAGAACCCACCATGTACCACGACTCTGATTATACAGTCCCTCATAATGAACGAGCTGAACTTCTCAATGGTAGGTTTGCTATGCTTGGTTTCGTGGCTGCTATTGGCGCTTACGCGGTAACTGGTCAGATTATCCCTGGAGTGTTCTAAGTTACACGGGCTTAGCCTCCTGCGAGTGGTGCTAAGCCTTAAATGAGTAGACGGAGATATAAAAGTTCTTCGCTATCTTATTATGCTACCTCTTCTAACAACTCTGTCGGTGATTAGCTCTTGGTATGGTCCTGGCTTCCATGGTAACTATACTGCGAGTGGATCCCGATACAATCAACACGGCCTTACTGCTGCTCATAAGACACTCCCGTTTGGAACTAAGCTTCGTGTTTGCTTTCAACGATGTGCCGTAGTGACGGTCACAGATAGAGGACCTTACGTTTATGGTAGGGAACTTGATCTTAGTAAAGGTGCGGCTGATGCTATCGGTCTCACTGCCTCTGGTGTTGGACGAGTCAAAGTAACTCGACTGACCTAACTAACTATGACTGCTATTGCAGCCCAACGGTCCCGACAAAATAGTTGGGACCTTTTTTGTGACTGGGTAACCAGCACTGATAACCGTCTTTATGTTGGGTGGTTTGGAACACTGATGATTCCGTGTCTTCTTGCTGCCACCACCTGTTTTATCTTGGCATTCATTGCCGCGCCACCTGTTGATATTGATGGCATCCGTGAACCTGTAGCTGGGAGCCTTCTCTATGGAAACAACATCATATCGGGAGCCGTCGTTCCGAGCAGCAATGCCATCGGACTACACTTCTACCCAATTTGGGAAGCTCATTCACTTGATGAATGGCTCTACAACGGAGGCCCTTTCCAACTCACAGTCTTCCACTTTCTTATTGGCATCTATGCTTACCTGGGACGAGAGTGGGAACTTAGCTATCGACTAGGGATGAGGCCTTGGATCTTTGTTGCTTACTCAGCTCCAGTGGCAGCGGCTACCGCAGTCTTCCTGGTATATCCTTTCGGACAAGGATCTTTCTCTGACGCTATGCCGTTGGGCATCAGCGGGACCTTCAACTACATGCTGGTATTCCAAGCGGAACATAATATCCTTATGCATCCTTTCCATATGTTGGGTGTTGCGGGGGTGTTTGGCGGAGCTTTGTTCTCGGCTATGCATGGTTCCTTGGTTACCTCTTCACTCATCCGCGAAACAACGGAACAAGTATCTCTCAACAAAGGTTACAAGTTTGGTCAAGAAGAAGAGACCTACAACATCGTAGCTGCTCATGGCTACTTCGGTCGCCTCATCTTCCAGTATGCTTCGTTTAACAACTCTCGTAGCCTTCACTTCTTCCTTGCATCCTGGCCTGTTATTGGTATTTGGTTTGCCGCTCTTGGTGTATCTACAATGGCGTTCAACCTGAACGGCTTCAACTTCAATCAATCACTTCTGTCTTCTGATGGTCGTGTCGTTAATACTTGGGCAGACATTCTCAATCGCGCTAACCTTGGGTTTGAAGTGATGCATGAACGTAACGCCCATAACTTCCCACTTGATCTGGCTACACATACAGCTCCTACTATCGGATAATTATGGCTAAAGCATTTGACCCTAAAATTTCTTCTGTTGCAAGTGTGCAGTATGTAACTCCTACTGCTAACAGTGCAGCCTTTGCTACTGCATATGGACAAGCAAATCAAACTCTGACTGAACTTAGCCCTAAAGGTGTGAAGGTTCAGGCTGGTGGTACTGCCTGGCCCTGATCATGAAAGGTAAAGGTGGTAAAGGAGGCGGCAAGAAAGGCTGCTAATCCTTTGGAGCAGGGCACCTCAGAGTCGGACCCTGTTCCTGTTGACTATTGGCCGAGTACGCTCGATACCCTTTAGTCATGACAGTCTGGAGAGACAGACAATAAAACAACAACAAAAAAATTTCTAAGCGCTTAGAGAGACACACACAACTCTCTCTTAACTATTGTGGCTAATACAACTCAAACCGTATTGGGTACGCTTAATAAAGCTGTAGCTGATACCGCTGGTAACCGTGCGTATGATACTAAGTACGCAACGTATCTTAAACTCTTTAGTGGTGAACTGCTGAAGGCTTATGAGGCATCGACGATTGCAAAAGGCACCGTTCAGTCTCGTACCCTGAAGAACGGCAAATCATTGCAGTTCATCTTCACTGGCCGTATGACGGCGGACTACCACACCCCTGGTACTCCTATCCTGGGTAGTGGTGATCCCCCGGTGGCAGAGAAGACCATCGTTTGTGACGACCTGCTGGTGTCCAGCGCATTCGTCTATGACCTTGACGAGACTCTTGCACACTACAGCCTGCGTTCTGAGATCGCTAAGAAGATTGGCTATGCTCTGGCTGAAAGCTATGACAAGAAGATCTTCCGTCAGATCGCTAAAGCTGCCCGTGAGGCACATCCCATCACCGCTGCTCCTGGTCCTGAGCCTGGTGGTAGCATCATCCAACTTGGGGTCAACAAAGAGTATGACGCTCAAGCACTTGTAGATGGCTTCTTTGAAGCAGCTTCTATTCTTGATGAAAAGAACCTGCCCAAGCAAGGTCGTACTGCTGTGCTGTCTCCCCGACAGTACTACGCTCTGATCTCTCAGGTTGATAGTAACATCCTTAACCGTGACTTTGGTAACAGCCAAGGTAATCTGAACAGCGGTGAAGGTCTCTATGAGATCGCTGGTATCCAGATCAAGCGTTCTAACAACCTGCCCTTCCTGGCTGGTAACGTTGCTGCTGTCAACGGTGAGAACAACAACTACTCTGGTGACTTCACTAACCACTGCGGTCTTATCTACTACAAGGATGCTGCTGCTGTGGTGGAAGCTATTGCTCCCTCTGTGCAGACCACCTCTGGTGATGTCTCCGTGATGTACCAAGGTGACCTGATCGTTGGTCGTCTTGCCATGGGTTGTGGCACCCTGAATCCCGCTGCTGCTATCGAACTGCAGTCCGCTCGTTCCTGATAAAGGAGAGAGCTAATGGGATTCGCACCTGTTGATGGTGTAGGAGTTGTCACAAGTCAAAACTCTTACATCCGTCCTCCTATTGAGTCAGGACGTGAAGGAGGGACAGTCGTAACTGTTACCCGTCTTACTGCTGGTACTGGTCAAACTGCAGGTACTAAAGCAACCACTTCTGACAACGCTAATGGCAGCGGCTGCACTATCACTACTACTGTAGCAAGTGGTGCAGTAACTGCTCAGGTAGTCGCTTCTGGTGGTGACGGTTACCGTATTGGTGATGTGCTGTCAGTTGCTGGTACAACCAGTGCAACCTTCCGTGTTGACACCGTTTCATATACTAACTGAGGTAATAACCAATGGCTGCTTCTACAGCTAAAGGCAACAATGGCGTGTGCCTTACTGATGCAGAACGTATTTCTGTTGCCAAAACTCAGCGTCGCTTTGGTGGTGCTGCTATCGCTGACTCTGCCGTTAAGTCGGTAACCAAGGGTCTGCGTACAGCCTACGCTGGCGTTGAGTGCAATATCACTAACGTGTGATCATATGGGGAGTCCTTAACTGGGCTCCCTTTTCTTTAAACTTGTTTATAACATTATCGTTATATCGCTATGCCAGCTCCTACTACCTATTCAACGTCACAACTAGATGCTGTCAACGAGATCCTCGGGTCAGTAGGACAGGCGCCTGTGACCGTACTTGACCAAACCAATCCTGAAGTTGCTTTTGCTTACACCACCCTAATGGAAATTAGCAGAGAGGTACAAGCTGAAGGATGGGTCTTTAACCGAGAGTTTGAATATCCAGTTACACCTGATACCAACGGGTATATCAACATACCGTCTAACGTCCTACAAATGGACCTTAGTACATCCTTGGCTAATGAACCCTACGACACAGTAATTCGGGAAGGTAAACTATACGACAAACTAAACCACACATTTCAATGGACTCAACAAGAGTACGCAGTTGATGTGTTGTGGCTATTCCCATTCGATGATCTACCTCAGGTCTTCAAGCAATATGTAACCGCTAAGGCATCTACTAGGGCTGCTACCCGACTTATAGGCGATGCAAACCTAGCTCAAACACTTGCTGCCTATGAAGGTATGCGTAGAGTTAGTTGCCTTGAATATGAATGCAGTCAAGGAGACTATTCAATGTTTGGTTTTAAGAAAGGGAATGACTTTTATAACAGCTATCAACCATATCGCACACTAGCACGATGACAGCAGTATCCCAAAGAATCTCTAATTTTCTTGGTGGTGTATCTCAACAAGCTGATGAGAAGCTGTTTCCAGGTCAAGTTAAAGGAGCTTTGAACTGCTACCCTGACACTACTCTTGGAATGATTAAGCGTCCTGGTGGTAAGTTCCTAGGGATGCTTGCTAGTACAGTACCACTTACTTCAGACAACCATTTCTGGTTCTCTATCTTTAGGGATGATCAAGAGAAATACATAGCAAAGATTAACGCTATTGGTGAGGTCTCAGTGTGGGGTCTTACTACAGGTCAAGCTAAGACCGTCTCTTATACAACGGCTAACGCTACTGCAATCAAAAGCTACCTTACAGCTGCTGACCCACGTAGCCTTAAGACTCTTACGATTAACGATCTTACCTATATCCTCAATACTGAAAAGACAGTAGAAGCTAAGGCTAAGCCAACTTCATGGCAGAGCAGGTTAAACGCAACTATTGTTGTAGCTGGTTCTTATTTTGCTACTGAGTATAAGGTAACTGTAGGTAACACTACCTTTAGTCCACCATTTAAAACTCGTTCTGATTATGTAACAGGTAGTCCTCCTCCAGAGGTAGCTCCACTTACACTTTCAGAGATTACCACAGGCATCTATAACTCTATTACCTCAGGTTACACCACAAAGACTATTGTAGATAATACAATCTATTTAACTTTCTCTACACCTACTACAGTAACTGTTACGGCTGGTTCAGATGGTAAGGCCTTACGTGTTATACAAGACACAGTAGATACCTTTAACAGGTTACCTGAGCAAAGTGTTGACTACCGTAATAGTGGTCCTATCATCAAGGTTGCCAACACCTCAGCTGATAAGGATGACTTCTATCTGAGGTTTGTAGCTGAGAATAGTTCTTCTGGCAAAGGCTACTGGGAAGAGACTAGAGCTCCTGATGTAAGTGTTGGGCTTAAGCCAGAGACTATGCCTGTTGGCCTCATCAGGCAGTCTAATGGGACATTTAAGGTAGTTCAATTAGATGGCAGTGAGACAATCAACAGCCTTCCTCTTGTTTGGGCAGAGCGTCTTGTAGGGGATGATGAGTCTAACTCTCACCCTAGTTTTGTTGGCTACGTTATTAAGGATCTATTCCTATTCAACAATAGACTCGGGTTTCTGACTGAAGACAATGTGTCTATGTCACAGGCAGGAGACTACTACAACTTCTACCACAAGACAGCTACCACACAGGTTATCTCAGACCCTATTGACCTCAGTTGTTCCAGTATTAGGCCTGCTATTCTTCATGCAGTGATGCCTATTCCTCAAGGTCTTCTACTGTTTAGTCGTAGTCAACAGTTCTTGATGGAAGCAGAGAATGGAGCTTGGACTCCTACCTCAACTACCATCCGTACACTGTCTAACTACGAATGTGATCCTTACCTGTATCCTGCGGACCTTGGTAACACTGTAGCATTTTCAGCTAAGAATCAAAACTGGACTAGAGTCTTTGAGATCTTCACAAGAGGTCAACGAGAGTCTCCTACTGTTTCTGAGTCTACTAAACCCGTACCTGAGTGGTTACCTAGTGCTCTTACTAGAACCATTGGTAATTCACAGAATGGTCTTTTAGTTGCTACTGATAAAGCCTCTAATGCTGCTTACCTGTTTAGGTACTACGAAGAAGGAGATGAACGTAAGCTTGCTGCATGGGTTAAATGGCAACTATTTGGAAACATTGTTCATACAGCAATTCAAAATGATGTCCTGTATGCCCTTGTAAGTGACATTAAAGGGTACTCGGTATGTTCCTTCCCATTGGTGCTTTCACCCTCCTCTGGAGGTCTTGTGAACAGCTTAGGGAACGTTGTAGACCCAGCACTTGATGCGTGGAGTGAGATTACCACTACACCTACATTTGCAAATGGTGTCACTAAAGTCTATCTACCTTCTAACTATAACCAAACAGCTTCACTCCGTTATGTAGTTGGCACCTCTAAGGATCCAACACAACCGAAGTACTCAGGCCTTACTAACCTCATCACTGTTAGCAGCGATGGTGGTGGTTACTACTTTGAGATTCCCGGTAATGTAACTAACAACTACATCTATCTTGGTTACTCATATCAAATGGAGCTTGTTCTACCAAGGTACATGTACTCTAATGGTGACTTAGGTTATGACTTCACGGGTTACACCACGACAGCTCGTATGGCTTTCTATGCGGGACTTGGTGGTGCTGTGTCGTTTAATATTAAAGACAACACTAGAGCTGAGTGGACTGAGGTATCTGGGGTTCGTATTGCTGACTTCTATCCAGCAGATACTGCACCTTTTCGTGAACACTATATCTACAAGGTACCAGTTTATCAACGACCTGACAACTATACAATGAAAGTTATTTCAGATAATCCGTTCCCGGTAAGCCTTGTAGCAATGCAGTGGGAAGGACAATACTCAGCTGGGTTCTATCGGAGGAGTTAACATATGTTTGATCCTATTAGTGCAATACTAGGAGTTGGTAGTTCCATACTTGGTGGTATTGCTGGGCAGGCCGATGCTGATGCTAGAAATGAAGCTATTGATCGTCAATTCGACTATGACCTAAAAGATTGGAACTACGGTAGACAACGTATAAAGGCTGACTACCGTCATGAGCTTAAAGACTTTAGGGCAAATAAGATTAATGATCGGAGGATCCGAAGGTATCAAGACAAGACGAACCTCCAGGATTGGCAGCATCAACTAAAGATCCAAGACTATGAGTATCGCTCTCAGATGAGGCAATACGCTAAGTCAGAAGAGATCTACGGTATGCAGCTCGGCTTCAATAAGATGGCAGCTAATGCTGCTAAAGAAGCTGAGTTCAGAAAGCTTGAAGATGCTACAAATGAGATTGCCTTCCAGAATCAAGACATTGTCATTAAGGCAATGGAGCAGGAAGGTGCTGCTGCTGTCAAGGGACAGTCTGGACGTAGTGCAGATAAGAATGTTCAATCAGTCTTTGCATCACTTGGTCGTAACCAAGCAATTCTTGCTGAGTCTCTACTAAGTGCTAAGGCTGATACTACTGCGGCACTTAGGAAGATTGCTACTGATAAGTATGGTGCTGACATTTCTGCACAAGCTGCACGAATGCTGGAGCCTGAACGAGCACCTGAGCCTCCGAAGCCTCTCAAGACTCCTAAGACTAAATATGTTGCACCACGCAGACCTAAGGCGTATGACTTTGGTCCTAGGCCAATTAAGGGTGCTAAAGCTAATGCAACAGGTGCTTGGCTTGGAGCAGCTGCTGGTGGTTTAAGTAGCATCGCTGGTGCCATATACCACAAATAGTAACCTAATGGTAGCTACAACCTGAACTAAATGGAACAAGTAAACTACAGAGGGTACGCCCGAAGTGTTGGATTCGATCCAATTAAAGCTCCCTATCAAGCATTAGATAGGATGGCGGAACATGACAACCAAGTTATACGTAACATGGATCGTCAACGCCAACAAATCAAAGAAGTACGTAACGACTACCAACGTGGTCTAGAGCGTAAGTTTCAAGCTGAATCACAGAATAGAGAGCGTAACTATCAGTGGGAACAACGGCTTGATGAGAATAGACAAAGGGCTGAACAGCGTAATGCACAAACAGAAATTAAAAGTGCCATTCAACGTGGTGATAACGCTAAACAGACCTTTGAGAGTCTAGCTAAGTTCAGCACCACTATTGCTGATACTCTTACTGAATACAAAAAGCAGAAGGAAAAAGAAGATTACGAGCAAGGTCTGATGGACATTGCTGCTGGTAACATCGACCCTAAGTCAATGCAATCCCATCAGAATGGTGTGGCACTGCTTAATGTTACAGGCGCTCAACAAGATCAAATAGCTGGTGGATTTCAAGATAGGGGAGCTGACCCTATGGTTGTTACTAACCTGTTATTTGGTAGCAAATCTAGGCAGCATGGTCAGTTAGTAGCTTATTCGCAGCTTGCTGCTTCTGAGTTTCCAGACTATGCAAGGCAACGTCTCCTTGACTCAGGAGCGACAACTGCACCTGATATGCAAGCTGCTGCACAAAGTATTTTTATTGACTTCCTTAAAGAGAAAGGTCTCTATGGTCTGAAGGATACATTCTTGGCAGAATCATTACTGAAGATGCGTAGTTCTTATAACGCTATAGTTAGTGAAGCCAGGAAGAATGATATTGTCGCTAAATCAGAAGAACTTAGATCTCAAGCATTTGACGACCTATATCAAAATAAAACAGGAGAATCACTTGTTAAGAGTTTTAATCTTCTTACTCGTACTTATGGACCTGATGGTAAGACTCCGTTAGGAAGGGCTGGTGCAAAGGCCGAACTATTTAAAGAACTAAGTGATGCTGGTAAGTATTCTGATGAGGATGTACAGCGCATCCTTAATGAAGCTATCACTGATCAAGGAACTTCATGGGCTGAACGTTTCCCACGAGAAATCGAGTCTTTAATGGAAGCTCGTAGAGATGATAAGTCTCGCATGTTCTCTAGGGATCAAGACGAAGAACGTCGTGGTCAACAGCAAGCTGAAGAGGCCCTTCTCCAATACGTTAAAGATGAGTGGAATGGCGATGAAGAAGTCTTACAGGGCATCATCAGAGACGCTAAAACAAAGGGTATCCCAACTGATCGGCTTCAAGCTTACCTAGCTTACTCTAACCAGCAAAAGAACGAGGACTTCTGGAATAAAGAATTTGAAGAGTCCTACAACCAAGGTCTCCTAACTCTTGATGATGTAGACCAGCCTGGTGTGCCTATGGAGACACGTCAGAAGTGGCGTCAACTGGCACAAGAGCAAGAGAAGTCAAGGGCTGATTCTGGTGTTAGTAAAGAAGATTTGAAGGCTACCTTTAAGTCTGCTCTTCAAGCTAACCTTATTGGTGACAGTACTACCACTACTCCCCACTACAGCTTGACTCCTGCAATAGCTGCGGCTATGTCGTTGTACAACAGGAAGTTCAAGGAGTTCTCGCAGACAATGGAGCCTGCTGCAGCAGCTGCTAAAGCACAGGACATTGTTCTTAGAATGATTGGTGAAGGTGTAGCACAAGGAGATAAGCCTGGTAAGGGCTTGTTTGCTGTTATTCCTTCATCTCAGGCTACAGGTAAACAAGCGTTCTTCAGGGAGTATACCTCTGGTAGTCATCCGCACTACTTCAATGTAACCCAGCCGTATGTTGCTCCCAATCAACGACTAGATTCTGTTAAGGCAAACCCTGCACTCCTTGATAGTCAGATCTTCATCAATAGGGGAGAACTCGTACAGATCAACGATGCTGTTAAGAATGGTAGACCTATTACTATTCCTTGGATGGTTGAGGCTATCTCTACCCGTACTGGTATTCCTGTTCGTGACATCCTCAATCGACAGCTTAAGGCTGCTGGTCTTCAGGCTCAGGTACAGCCTGGCTTTAGGGATAACCTACTGAATCAACTGAATGATCCACGTCTTCGGGCTATCCTTGATCAACCTCTTACTCAAGATCGTCTTAACACAACTATCATTGGTAGTGGTAATACTCCTGCAACAATCCGCACAGGTGCTCCTGGTTTCCAAGATGTCGTAGCAGTAACACAAGCTGCTGGGTTTGCACACCCTGCTGTAGCTGCTGCTATGTGGGCACTTGAGAGTGGATGGGGAAAGTACCATAGTGGTAGAAACAACGTCTTTAACATCAAGGCACCCCCAGGTCAAGGCACCATGATGGCTAGCCCTGAAGGTGATGGACGTGTCTACAACTCTTGGTGGAGGGACTATGCCTCACCGCTTGAGTCTGCAAAGGACTTCACACGACTGATGACTGATCCTCGGTACGCTAGACCTCTTGCTGCTGCTAGGACTCCTAGGCAAGCTGCACAGGCTATCTTCTCTGCTGGATATGCTACTGATCCTCAGTACGTTACCAAGGTAGTAAGCATCCTCAAGGCACAAGGTATCAATCCAGATCAGGTCTACGCCCCTGCTGCTGCACCTACCCGTAACACTGCTTATATGCGTCCCACCCTTGCTTATTACACAGGTGACTTAGGTTCTCCTGGTCAATCTCACCTAGATGTCAAGCAATGGGATAACCCAAACACCCCAGCTAATGAAGACCGCTCTCGATTCGGACCTAATGATCTTGATAACTATGTAACCGTTCAGGATCCTGAGTTCGGTAATATTCCTATTGGTGCGTTACGACAGAAGCTGCCTGGTCGTGGTGATAATTACGATCAACACGTAGCAAGGGGATCACATGGTATTGACTACCCAACTGCAATGGGTTCGCAGATCTTTATTAGAAATGGTGCAAGAATTATCTCTAGAGCTAGAACCCAGTGGGGAGATAAGCTTGTTATTCAACTGCCTGATGGCCGACGTTTTAGTTTCCTCCACGGTACTGCCGCATGACACAAACCCCATTTTTTAGTGAAGAGGAGCTGAAGCGTCTTAACTCCTATGAGTCAGAGATCATCACCTCCCCAGAAGAAGAGAACAATATTAAAGCTCCAGATACAATCTATAGGACTCCGACTGCTGCAGATAACAAAGCTAATGGTGATGTACAGCCTGTAAGGAGTCCAGCTGAACAGGGCATCGCTCAGCTGACTGGTAACAAACAACAAGCTCCTAATGGCTTTCTAGATAAACTAGGTCAAGGCGTCCAAACTGCTGTTGAGTCTACGATTGCACCCATCATGGGTATGCAAGACTTCGGCATGGATGCTATTGGTCGTATCCCAGGAGCAGAGCAAGTCGATGAAGCCTGGGATGCTAAGACTAAGTTCAAGAACCCACTATTTCAAAAGATCAGGGAAGTATCTTCTGTACTAATCCCTAGCATTGCTATTGGTAGGGCAACTGGAGGCATCTCTGTTGGAGCCAATGTACTCAAAGGTCTTGGTGTTGTTGGGCTTAATGTTGCTGGTGATGTCGCTATCAACGCTGTATCTGATCAATCAGAAGGAGACACTGTATCTACTTTCATTAAGGAAGTAGCACCGTGGATGCCTGTTAATGAGGACTGGGTTGTTAAGCCTGGTGATTCACCTGAGGTACGTCGTCACAAGAATATGTATGAGTCTGCTGGACTCAGTATTATTGGCGATCTACTTGGCTTCGCTACAGCTGGTGCTAAGCCAATCATGGATTGGTTTGATGCTAAAAACTACCAAGCCGAAGAGTACTTCAATAAAGAAGTAACAACAAACATGGACTCTGCTACAGCAACTAAGCTGTCAGAGATCCAAGCACAAAAAGCTACAACTGATGCTCAAGCTCAGGAGTTAGCTACTGTACAACCTCAATCTATCGAAGAGCTTGCTGTTCAGTCTATCAATCTAGATGAGCTTCAGAAGGCCTCTAAGGCCCTTGAAAATGAGAGTGTGTCTCTTACCAAGGAATACATCTCTAAGGGCTCTTCTAGGGTCACAGAGGACCCTCTCAACTCGTTTGTAGAGAGGCAGCAGATCTCCAGAGAACTGCAGATTGATGAAGTAGGTAAGGATCGTCTTCTTTCTAACCCTAATGGTGTTGATGCTGACCCCTTCATTACACCTAATCTATTCCCTGAAGGTTCTTCTGCTGCACTTAGTATTGAGCCCGGCTATGTAGCTAGGAATGCTGCTGATGTAGCTGCCATTAAACTTGGTGGTTCTACTGGTAGTCCTGCTCCTATTCTTTCTGAAAGAGCTTACTATGACATCTCTAATGGTAATACTAGAACAAGAGATGTTGTTGTAGGTCTTGCTGAAGCTTATCGAGAGGCTGGTGATTTTGATGCCATTGTTGATGGCTTCCGATACACTAAGGCACAGATGAGCGATGCTGCATGGAAGGTCTATGTAGACATCATGAAGGCTGGTGATGTAGAAGCTACACGTAAGGTATTCCTAGCTGACAAAGATGTAAAGTCACTACTTGATGGTCGTAAGGTCAAATACATCAATGATGTACAGGCAGAAGCTGTTGGCTATGCAATGAGGGATCTAGTAAAGCAGTACATCGGTGCTGAAGTTACAGAAGCTTCTGCACGGGTTATGGATACCTTAGGTAGAGAGATCTCTGATATTGCTGAAGGTGCTAAAGCTTTACCTGAAGTTGCTGATCCTGTTCGTGTACAAGAGATGATCGGTGATCGTCTTGCATTCTTGATGGGTGAGTACGGTGTCAATAAGTATATTGCTGGTTGGTCGCTAAAGACACATGACCGCTGGAAGATGATGTTCCAGAAGTCTGGTGATAAGGAAGCTACTGTCAAGCAGCTAATGGAGCAGTTTGATCTGAAGGTAGCTGAGAAGACACGACAGGCTCAAGGCTATAAGCAGATGCTTCAGACAATCACTAAGGAGAAGCCTGAAGCTGCTCAGGCATTGATTGATGCTTTTGCTCTTACTAACGGTGATGTTGATACCATTGATAAGCTCATGAAGTGGGCTGCTAAGCAGATGAACCCTGGTGGCCTCATTGCTCCTATGGGGGACAGTGGAGGTCTTAATGCCTTTGCTCAAGGTGCATGGGCTGTTCGTTACGCCAACGTACTTAGTGGTATTTCTGCAGGTAGAGCTGCACTTGGTAACGCTGTAAACCTTGTACTTCGTCCGGTTAACTCTTATCTGGGTACTGGCATTGGCATGTTGATTGGTCGTAATTCTATTGATGATCTGAAACGTGCTCACTACATGCATTCAGCAACACTTACCACAGCTAATCGTGCATTAGGTGACACATGGAATCATTTCAAAAAGCTTCATGCTGCTGGTAAGTGGGGTGATGATCTTCACCTACGTCCACAGATGATGGCTAGGGATGACCTGCTCACAGGAGACAAGAGTGCTATTGAAGTGCTCGACTCCATGCAACCAATGTGGGAGAAGGAAGGTAATGTTGGTCGTTTGTATCAGTACAAAATGCTGAAGCTTCTGCATCAGCTTGGTAACTGGAACATGCTCAAGTATGGTACTAACCTCCTTGAAAGTGCTGATATTCTTGTGCGTACTACCACTGCTATCCAACTAGCTAGGTTTCGTGCTTATGATGAAGTAATGAGCATTGGTTACAAGGGAGAAGAGCTAGCTAATCAACTTGCTAAAGCTGAAAAGCTTGCTTACGATGAGATGTTTGATGCTAACGGTAATATTACTGACAACTTACTGAAGCATGTATCTGGTGAGATTGCTATGCAGTTGGATGATCCTACTGCTGATTTCATCAATATGGCTGTAGGTAAGGTGCCTGTATTGAAGCCGTTCTTCATGTTTCCAAAGACAGGTGTTAACGGTGTCAAGCTGGCTATGTCCTATACACCGCTTGCTAGGTTGATGCCTAAATATGGAGCTATTCTTGGTGCTGGTGATGATCTAGCTAAAAAGAAAGCTGCACTACTTCAACACGGTATTAACTGGGATACGACTCCTAATGCTGAGTCTATCTTCAAAGGTCTGGAGGCTGAATACACTGGTCGTGTAGCATTTGGATCACTCCTATTCACTGGTCTATTTGGTCATGCGCTTGCAGGTAAGATCCGTGGTAATGGACCTGTTAATGAATCAGAGCGTAAGAAGCTTCGTGATAACTTTAACTGGCAACCAAAGACCATTGAGATTAACGGTAAGTGGGTAAGCTTTGGAGGTTATGAGCCGCTAGATACCATCCTTAGTTTGGTTGGTGATCTTGCTTACTATGCTACTGATATTGGATCACCTCTTGTTGAAGACTTCGGTACAAAGATTGCTTGGACATTTGCTGCTACCTTAGTCAATAAGACGTGGACACAAGGTCTTGATCCACTACTTGCCATTATTGATGGTGACCAGTCACGTCTAACTAGGCACCTTGCTAATGAAGCTAGATCTGCTATTCCTTGGTCTGGTGCTTTAGGTGTTGGTGCTAATGCTATTAGCTCGACTCAAAAGGATGTCTATAATGATCTTATTGGTTATGTAAAGAACAGGCTTCCTGGTTTCAATACAACTCTTCCTGATCAGATTGACATCTATACGGGTAAGCCTCTTAACGACATTGATAACCCAATGCTTCGTGCTATTAATGCTATCCTTCCTGTTAAGGTAAGTGATGGTCCTGAGCCTTGGAGACAGTGGTTGATCAATACAGGTTGGGATGGTATCCAACAGATCCGTAAGGACTCTTCAGGTAACCATGAATACACTCCTGCTGAACGGGAGCTTCTGTATAAGTACATTGGTGAACAGCAGATCTGGAGAGACTTTGAGCGGTTGCGTAAGAACAAGAAGTATAATGACCAGCTTGACACTATCCGTGCAATGCGGGTACAAGGATATACTTCTAAGGAGATCAACTCTGCACAGGTAGAAGCATACAAAGTCTTTGATGACATACTTAAGAACGCTCAACTAAAAGCTGAGCAACGTCTTCAAAACGAGAATGCTCCTATGTGGAGAGCTATTCAAGAATCCATCCGTAATAAGAACTATATGGCTCAAGGTAGGGTAAATGATGCCCGTAGAGCTGCTGATCGTCGTAAGGTTTTGATTGAACAACTTACACAAATGTACAGGTAAATTAAATGGCTGTCACTCAGAATACATATACGGGTAATGGATCCACCACTAATTACTCCTTCACATTTCCATATCTAGAGACTACCGATATTAAGGTCTCCCTTAACGGTACAATTACAACTGCATATACTTTAGCCAACGCCACAACTGTTCAGTTCAATACTGCTCCTGCTAATGGTGCTGCTATCCGTATTTATCGAGTCACGGACGATGCAGCACTTGCGGCTACCTTCTATCCTGGTTCTGCTATTCGTTCTACTGACCTAAATGAGAACTTTACGCAGAACCTGTATGTAACGCAAGAGTCATCCAATAGTGCAGCTACTGCTAATAGCACGGCTAACACAGCGCTTACGAACTCTAGTACTGCAATTAGCACGGCTAACAGTGCTGTTACTACTGCCAACACTGCATCCACTAATGCATCGGCCGCAGTAAGTACTGCCAATACAGCTAGTGCTAATGCAAGTACTGCTGTGTCTACAGCAAACACTGCTGCTGCTAATGCTACGACAGCTATTAACACGGCTAATACTGCGACTACTACAGCAAACAGTGCTACATCAACAGCTAATACCGCACTTAGTACAGCCAACGCAGCTACATCTACAGCCAATGCTGCCTCTACTGCAGCAACTAACGCTGTAAACACAGCTAATGCTGCCTCTGCTGCTGCTAGTTCAGCTGTAACCACAGCTAACACAGCCTCTACTAATGCAACCACTGCTGTCAATACAGCAAACTCAGCTACCACTACAGCAAACTCAGCAACTACCACAGCTAACACCGCCAACTCCAAAGCGGATCAGGCTATTGCTGCTGTGTCGAACAGCATTAACTATCAACTGGTAGCAAACGTAGCTGCAATTCCAGCTACCCCTGCTAATGACACCTACATCGAAGTGCAGAACTCCACAGGTTTGGAGAGCTTCACTCCGCTTGCTGGTAAACCTGCAGGGTTTGTTGGCGACTCTGGTCTTAGTGTTCGCCTTCGCTACACCACTGCTGGGGCAACTTGGAACTGGCTGAACTACTACGCCAATAACTCTGATACTCGTTACCTTAAACTGACAGGTGGAACACTGACTGGCAATATCACTCTTGCTGGGGCACCGTCTTCCAACCTGCATCCTGCTACCAAGGCGTATGTGGATGGGTATGTCAATGCTATTAACGGTGATATTGCGTCGCTTGGTTCGACAAAGCTTGACTCGTCAACAGCAGCGTCTACGTACCAGACCCAAGCTGGTATGTCGTCGTATTTGACGACCACTGCAGCAGGTACGACCTACGCACCTCTTGCTAGCCCAACCTTCACGGGAACGGTCACTATCCCAGCTGGTGCTTCAATCAGCGGCTATCTGACGACTGCTACGGCTGCTTCCACCTACCAGACACAGGCAGGAATGAGTGGTTACCTGGCAACGGGTGCCATTGGTACGACAGTCCAGGCATACGACGCTAATACCGCTAAAACAAACGTCTCTCAGAGCTACTCAGCAGCACAACGGGGTACTCACGTAACTCTTACTGATGGAGCCACGATCACTCCTGACTTTGCTGCTGGTAACCACTTCACTGTGACGCTTGGTGGTAACCGGACTCTTGCTAATCCAACCAACCTGACTGCTGGTCAAAGCGGTGTGATCTATGTCATTCAGAACGGCACAGGGTCGCGGACACTCGCTTATGGGTCGAACTGGGACTTTGCTGGTGGTACTGCACCCACACTTAGCACAGCTGCCAATGCTGTCGATGTGCTGGCCTACGCGGTTCGCTCTAACAGCTCTATTGCTGCAACCCTCATCAAGGATGTGAAGTAATGAGTATTCCAGGAAGTGCAGAACCGCTTCTTCTTGCACAACAGGACACAGGTTATAGGGTAGAAAGAAGCCTTCGTTTCAACAGTAGTGACAGTGCCTACTTGTCCAGAGTAGCGGGGTCTCCTACTTCTTCCGGCACATGGACCTTTAGCGTTTGGATCAAAAGGGCAACCCTAGGCGTAGACACAGCAATCATTGGAGGTAGAGTTAGCGGTACTGCTACTCAGATATATTTCAAGTCGGATAATACAATTCGGTGGTATGAGAACAGCGCTGATTTTAGCACAACCGCTGTTTTTAGAGATGTCTCTTCTTGGTATCACTTTGTATTTACCAAGAACGGATCAACTTCTTGCACTATTTATGTTAACGGCGTTCAGCTTCAGCAAAACACTACAAGCATTCCTTTGACATCTCCCTTCAATACGAGTGGTGCAGATTTGTTTATGGGAGCGGTGGGACTTCTGCCTTCAGGTGTTTCCTTTTACGCGGGCCACTATTTTGCTGACGCTTTTTTCATCGACGGCCAAGCCCTAACCCCCACCAGTTTCGGTGAGTTCGACGCCACCACCGGCGTGTGGAACCCTAAAACCCCCACCGGACTGAGCTACGGCACCAACGGCTTCCACCTTGATTTTGCCGACAACAGCAGCAACACCGCCACCACATTAGGGAAGGACAGTTCTGGCAACAGCAATAACTGGACGCCGAATAACCTCTCCGTCACCGCAGGTGCAGGCAACGACTCCCTCGTAGACACCCCAACCAACGGCACCGCATCCAGCGGCGGCGATGCTGGTGGGGTTGTGGTGGGGAATTATGCGACGTTGAATCCGTTGGACAAAGGATCAAGCGTCACCCTGACCAATGGAAACCTTGATGTTTCCACCGCGTCTACCTGGAACTCAGTAAGGGCAACATTCGGTATCACTAGCGGTAAATGGTATTGGGAATACACCATGACCGCCGCTGGTTACACAATGGTAGGCATTGGCACTCGGGTTATTGATTTGGCTGGCTACATCGGTCAGAGCTCTGCCGGTTACGCCTACTACTCGCTGAATGGAAATAAATGGAACAGTGGAACAGCAGCAGCTTACGGAAACTCTTTCACTACGAACGATGTGATCGGCGTTGCCTTTGATGCTGATTCTGGGAAGATCTGGTTTTCCAAAAACGGAACGTGGCAAGCAAGTGGCGACCCTGCCGCAGGAACCAATGCAGCCTATAGCAGTATCTCAAGTGCAACTTACTTCCCTACGATTTCGCAAGACAACTCCTTACCTGCTACCACAGGTGGATCATTAAACGCAGGATCTCGCCCCTTCGCCTACGCCGCCCCCAGCGGGTTCAAGTCGCTCAACACCGCCAACCTGCCCACGCCCACGATCCTCAAGGGCAGCGATTACTTCCAAACATTATTGATCACTGGTGCCAACCAAGCCTACACCGGGCTGAATTTCTCCCCGGATTTTCTGTGGTTTAAGCGTCGCGACAACATTGAGTTCCACTATTTGTTTGACGCTGTTCGCGGCGGGGCAGCTCTGCTGCGCTCCAACCTGACCGACGCCGAATCAACCGGCACGACCTATATTTCGGCTTTTGGCAGCACCGGGTTCACCACCACCAACAATATCCTTACCAACTCAGCATCTTACGCCGCCTGGTGCTGGGACGCCGGTTCTTCTAACTCAACAAACACCGCAGGCAGCATCACTTCTACGGTGAGGGCAAATGCTAGTGCGGGGTTCTCGATTGTTACTTATACCAGTTCTGGCGGAAATAAGACTGTTGGTCATGGGCTGGGAGTAGCACCAGCACTTGTAATCGTTAAAAATCGTTCAATAAGTGGAGACGGCTGGGCTGTCTATCATTCAAGCATCCCTGCTACGCAATGGCTGCGACTTAATACAACTAGCGCCGCGACGACAGACACAAGTATATGGAACAGCACTGCGCCAACAAGTGGCTTACTTAGTTTTGGATCGGCGGGCGAAGTCAATTCCGCTGGAGGCTACAACTACGTCGCCTACTGCTTCGCCCCAGTAGCCGGGTACTCTTCTTTTGGCAGCTACACCGGCAACGGCAGCGCAGATGGTCCGTTTGTGTTCTGTGGTTTCCGTCCTAGGTATTTGTTGATTAAAAACACAAGCACTTCTGGCGATCCTTGGATTGTTAGAGACACGGCTCGTGATACATATAATTCAGGGACCTCAGCAAAGCTTGCTCCCAACGAAAGCTACGAGGAAAACAATTCAGCATATATTGGCACCTCCACTCAAACACTAGTCGATTTTGTTAGCAATGGATTTAAAGTAAGATCAACTGGGAATATTTCAAATACCTCAAGTTATACCTACATCTACGCCGCCTTTGCCGAAAACCCCTTCTCCATCGCCCGCGCCCGGTGATGACGTGTCAGCAAAAACCCGATTCTTTAACACGTGGCGCTGGACGTGTTAACCAGCCCACCATCGTAGAGAACAAGACTAATCATGTTTATTCTTAACAATCAGCCCCTGTCATTGGATCGGGGTTTTACAACTGAAGATGGGACACAGTACCCAGCAAATTGGCTGAGATTATCGAGTCCTGAGGAGCGGGAAGCTATTGGAATCACAGAGGCCGAAGATGAACCTTGGTACGACCAACGCTTCTACTGGGGTGTAGGCAATCCAAAGGACCACGCTCAACTCGTGGAGCAATGGGTCGGTCAAACCAAACAAGCAGCAGCATCCCTACTCAGCCAATACGATTGGTATATCACCCGTCAATCAGAAACTGGTAAAGCTGTACCTCAGGAAGTCTTGACCTATCGAGCTACTGTGCGTACTCAATCAGATAATCGTGAAGTCATGATTAAAGGTACTGCTGACACTGATCAACTTTATACAGTTATTACTGAGGACTTTGGAGGACTTTTCCCATGGCCTCGGGGACCATTTGAGCCAGCTCCTACTATTGATGAACCATGATCACCCTATTTGGCGTCAAGGTCTCTTATGAGGCCTTGGCTTTTTTCATTCTCTTTCTGGCGTCTGAGTATATCGGACTTAATAAAAAACTTCGCTCTAATAGCGTTGCCCAAGTAATTGTTAGAGCAGCCCGTCTTTCTCGCCCATACCGTAAAGAAGACGACAAACTACGACAAATATGGAAGATCCTAAAATGAGTATTAAATTACTTGATGTCGTTAAAAACTTTAAAAACCTACCTCACCAAGTAAAGGCTATTCAACAACTGGAAGCTCTTCTTGATGCAGATGTTACAGCTGATTCTGCTGAATGGGTAAGGACTTGGCGTTCTGCACCATCTGCAGCTCCTAGTCAATTTACTAATACTTGGGAAGGTATTGAAGCTGCAGCTAAGGCAGCTGGTGCTAAGTATCCAGAAGTAGTTGCAGCACAATGGGCACTTGAAAGTGCTTATGGATCAGCTTTATCTGGTAAAAACAACTACTTCGGTATCAAAGGTACAGGGACAGTCAAGACAACCTGGGAGGACTATGGTAATGGTCCTGTGACTATCAAAGCTTCCTTTAGGGACTTTGACACTCCATTTGACTGTGTTAATCATCTTGTTACCCAGTGGTATAAGGACTATAAAGGTTACAAAGGCGTCAACCGAGCCACCTCACGTGAAGACTGTGCCTATCTTTTGAAAAGAGAAGGTTATGCAACTGATCCAGTCTACGCACAGAAGTTGATTCGATTGATGGAGCAGCATGATTGAGGCTCTCATTACGGGAGCTATCTCTCTCGTTCTTGGTGCCGGAGGGGGAGTGATAGCTCTCCATAGTCGAACTAACTCACGTATGGATCAACTCGATAAACGCATGGATGGCATTGAACTACGTTTTGCTGAGAAGTATGTTCCAAGGCAGGAACTAGCTAATGCACTCCAGAAGATGGAGGATCACATGATTCGCATTGAGAATAAACTTGATCAGATAGTACTACGTAATGGCTAAGAAGAAAGCAACGGAGGACATGTTTAATGACCTCCACAATATGGTCACACAAGAACTGATTGATCGTATTAAAAGTGGTAGTGCTTCTACAGCTGACCTTAAAGCAGCTTGTGATTGGCTAGCTAAGAATGACATCTCTGGGGTTGCTTATGAAGGTAACCCTCTTGATAAGCTTGCAACAATTATGCCAAAGATAGATCCAGAACTTGTACAAAAGAGGCTCTATGGCAGACAAACAGTCTAAGGAAAAACTATTACAAATACTCAATCGTCTTGGTCAGTACCCACAAGCAGATACTCCACGTAGGAACCAATCTATGGATCCTATGCCTACCTATACAGATAGGAGTACATTTGATCAAGATGGTTCTAACTCTGATTGGCAGGGCAGAACACGTATCGCTCCTGGTACTAGAGACAGGATGCCAGGTACTAGCCCAGACATGCCTAAATCAAAACTTGAGTACCTGCTAAGACAGCTTAGGATTATCCCTACACCTAAAGCAAAGGATAAGCGTCCAGAAGTAAGACATCCTGGAGATAAGTATGTCAACTACATCTGAATACTACAAGAAGAATCCTGCTGCTAGGAAGCGTCGTCTTAAGCAACAGGCTAAATATAACAGGACAAAGGATGGACTTAAGATCCGTACCGAAGCTAACCAGCTAAATAGAAAGCTTGGTACTTACGGTAACGGTGATGGGATGGATGCCTCCCATACAGGTCCTGATAAAGGGAAGCTTGAGTCCCCTAAGGCTAACCGTACTAGACCTCGTAAAGGTAAGAAGTATGCCAAATAAGAACATACGAAGTCCAGAAATGGACACTGCTGTTCGGTTGCTGACTGATGGTACGTTTAGTAAATGGGCAGGTAGAAAGGTCCCTGCTTTTACTCTTCAACAAGCTGCTGCATTACTAGGCAATGCTATGCACGAAACTGGTTCTCCAAACCTTACCAAGCTTGATGTTATCGAACAAGGTAATGGTGGAGCTGGTCGTGGGATGATGCAGTACACAGGCCCTAGGCGTGATGCATACGATAGAGCTAGGCCTGGGCCTGACATACGCAGTCAACTTAGATATGCGGCTGAAGAGTACGCTGGTAGACATGATCCAAACGGTAATTCACTTGTCGGATATACCAAAGCTTTAGAAACTGCTCCACGTAATGATGTTACTGCCGCTACTAATCACTTACTTCAAAACTACTTTGCACCAGCTGATCCCAACGCTAGTCGTCAAGAACGGATTAACAATGCAAAGAATGTACTAAGTATCTACCAGCAGCTTACAAAGCCTAAACCAAAACCTCAATCTAAACCACAACCTAAACCATCTGATCCGCTTTCAAGCATCTTGAGGATCCTTGGTGTTACCAAGTAAACACTAACCTGTACACTAACGCATAGAACTATGGCAGCACAAACAACGAATAAGCCGAAGGGTCCGTTGTACAACAAGACTTTCAGTGACTGGGAGAAAGAGCGAGCACTTCGTAAAGAAAAACAAGACGCAGCAGCTGCTGCTACACCTAAGCCAGCTCCTAAGAACACTGTACGTCGCCCTACTGGTAGGGAAGAGATGATACAGCGTAATATTGCTAAATCTAAGGAACGAGCCAATACTTCAGTTGGCTCAGTAAAAGGTTCTTTAGACAGTAAGACTGAACCTCGTAGTAAGCAACCAAAGGGTGATCCTGTAGATATTCGTACAACTAGACGTGGTACTGATTTTGGTGGAGCAGGTAATGCTGAGATCCAAGGTAAGGCTGTAGAAAACTACGCACGTCAAAAGAAGAAGGAACGAGAAGGTCAAAGCAACATTGTTGGTGGTTGACCTGTCCACTAAAGAACTTCATGCCGCTCCGAAATGGGGCGGTTTTTTTTTTTGTACATGTAAATGAGGCAAAACAGAATAGATGTAGCTGTTGCCACAAGGCCAGTTAACAGTACATTAGATCTCAGATTTGCAGATAATGTTCGCCGAAACTTATACCCCAGCACTTTCACTAACTATTCAGAACTATTAGCTTACCTAAACTATCTACATCAACAAGGGCTAACTAAAGATCAGATTGAAGAAAGGGTTCGCATTAAAACTGCCCGTGATTTTAGTTACGCCAAAGGTAAGGGATTTTCCCTTAATACTCGTCGTATGGCGGAGCTTATTCCGCAAGGTCTTATAGATCATATTGGCGATCAAGAGGCTGCGGGACGCATCCCTGAGGGAACTCTACAAAGATACATTGATGATGTGTATAGGACCTGGAATGACTCTAGTAAACGGTCGTGGGAGTTGACTCAAAATGGTCTAGGTTATTGGGAAAACGGCCACTGGATTGCAGCTAAAGATATTAACAGCATTGGACCTACTACTGGACGCAATGCTAATCCTGAGCTAAAAAATAACTTTCTTGATATTACTGGTGTAGAAGTTAAAGGTAACACAGGTCACAGTAATAGTCCTAGAGCCAATATGAGTATAGAAGATGCTCGTACAGTTGGAATACCAACAAATTGGTTAGAAGACTTTTACGAATTTCTCTTGAGGGATCCAGTACTCAACGGAACAGGCGTCAATATGGGAGCTGGCTTAGGCAGACCATTGACAGATGCTGAAGCTATGCGGCTTGATAGTAGGACAGTTACTCCTGGTCAACTTGTTGCACAAGTTAGACTAGAAAATGAATTAAAAGCACAAGGAGTTACAGAAAAGCCAAACATAAACCTAACTAAAGCTGGAAAGGTTACGACAATACGCCCTGCAACTTTTCCAAATGTATCTAGGTCAACTAGAAGAATTGATCTACCGGATAATTATGGCAACCCTACGACTTCTCAAAACCTAAAGATATCATCTTCTAATGCATCAGCAGTCACGCCCCGTTTAACTATAAAACCTCCGGCTAACGCTCAAATAGCTAAACACACGGCTGGTGTGGCTCCTCCTCCAAGGCCTTCTCTAACAATCACTAAACCAGCAGCTAAACACAATCCAGCACCAGTTAATCCAGCAAATAAACCGCTACAAGGTGGTATCTTAAATGCGATCCCTGACTTTATCAGTGCTGCTCAGAAAGGTGATGCTGGGGGTATGTTTGATGCAGTGGCTGGTGGAGTACTAGAATCAGTAATGATGAGCGACAGGAACGGTCGTATTATTCACTCAGCATTCAACCAAAGTGTTGCAGATGGGACTCTTGAAGGCGCTATACAAAGAGGAGACTTCGGTTTACGTATTCCTAAGCAAAAGGACCTTACACCAGAACAATGGTCTTCGTACAAAGCTGGTGGTGGTGATGCCAAACTTAGACAAGGTCTAACCATTAACCAAGTAATCCTTCAAGGAAGAAAGAACAAATAACTCACGGAGAGGTACCTACAAGCCCCTACAAGGTGCCTCTCTATCCACTTAGGTATATCCTACCCTATGAACACTTTAGATGCCCTTAGAGGCGATTTTAAGCTCTTCCTTCAAGCTTTATGGAATCAGCTAGAACTACCATCTCCGACAAGGGCTCAGTACGCTATCGCTGACTACCTACAGAACGGACCTAAGCGACTACAGATCCAAGCATTCCGAGGAGTCGGTAAGAGTTGGATCACTGGTGCCTTCGTTCTATGGACCTTGTTTAAAGACGCTGAAAAGAAGATCATGATCATCTCAGCTTCTAAAGAACGTGCTGATAACATGTCTATCTTTCTACAGAAGCTGATTATAGAGACACCTTGGTTAGCCCACCTAAGACCAAAGAGTGACGAAGCTAGATGGTCTCGGATTAGCTTTGATGTTAATTGCTCTCCTCACCAAGCACCTTCAGTCAAGAGTGTTGGCATTACTGGTCAGCTTACTGGTAGTCGTGCAGACCTGATGATCTTGGATGATATTGAAGTTCCAGGTAACTCAATGACTGAGTTAATGAGAGAGAAGCTACTACAACTATGTACTGAAGCTGAGTCTATCCTGACACCAAAGAAAGACTCTCGGATCATGTATCTAGGTACACCACAGACAACCTTCACTGTCTATCGAAAGCTAGCTGAACGTAACTATAAACCCTTTGTCTGGCCTTCTAGGTATCCACGTAAAGACAAGCTATCTCAATACGAAGGACTGTTAGCACCACAGATCCATGAAGATTTAGAGATGGGTGCTGAGGAATGGGATGTTACAGACCCAGACAGATTCAGTAATGACGACCTACTAGAGCGTGAAGCAGCTATGGGTCGTAGCAACTACATGTTGCAATTTCAATTAGACACAAGCCTTAGTGATGCTGAGAAGTTTCCACTTAAGATGGCTGATCTTGTTGTTACCTCTGTTAACCCTACCCAAGCTCCTGATGCCGTCGTATGGTGCTCCGATCCAAGGAACGTCATCAAAGACCTACCCACAGTCGGTCTACCTGGAGATTATTTCTACTCTCCAATGGTACTGCAAGGAGAGTGGGGACCTTACACCGAAACGATCTGCTCAGTAGACCCTAGTGGTCGAGGTACCGACGAAACAGCAGCTACCTACATCTCACAAAAGAATGGCTTTCTCTACGTTCACGAAGTACGAGCTTATCGCGACGGTTATAGCGACAGTACACTTCTTGACATCTTGCGTGGGTGTAAGCGGTACAATGTTACTAAACTACTCATCGAAACAAACTTCGGAGACGGTATCGTCGCAGAGCTGTTTAAAAAGCACCTACAACAGACCAAACAAGCCATAGACGTAGAAGAAGTTAGAGCTAATGTCAGGAAGGAAGACCGAATCATTGATGCTCTAGAGCCTGTCATGAATCAACATCGACTCATCATTGATAGGTCGGTAGTGGAGTGGGACTTCAACTCCAATAAAGACCAACCTCCAGAAGACAGACTCCTTTACATGCTCTTCTACCAGATGAGTCGTATGTGTCGTGAAAAGGGAGCCGTTAAACACGACGACAGACTTGACTGTTTAGCTCAAGCTGTTAAGTACTTCACAGATGCTATGGGTATTAGTGCCTATGAAGCAGTTAAACAAAGACGACAAGAAGACTGGCAAGACATCCTTGATAGCTTCCTAGATGATCCTCAAGCTGCTACTAATCATCTTGTCTTTGGGATGAGTTTAGAGCAACGTAAACTAGCTAGAGGACAGCAAATTAAGAAGTCAGTCCCCACCTGGGTTTAGACCAGATCACGGCCTTATACAGGCAGAGGGAAGGGTGGACCCAAAGCCTGGAGGGGAAGACATCCAAGACAAACAAGTTGTCTTGTTTAATCTTCCCCTTTATAATGTCCCTGGAGAAGGACATTCTGTAAGTACATCCACTAAACGACACACATTCCACTAACTCCTGAATCCAGTGAAACCAGATGGTACTCGGGGCCTAGCGAAGCGCCACTCCGAAGGAGTCTTCTCCATCTAATTACTACTTATACTACTGTTAGGAGAATGGTAATAACTCCTCTCCACTACCCTTTAATGATCTTGATACATGATGTCCTTAATGGTACAGCCATTTAGTAGTACCATCAGTGACATCCCTTATCATACAGTCTAGAACAATGAGTAGAACATACCGTAAACAACCTACCTACATCTTTAGACCTGTTAAGACACACAATGAACAAAAACAAGTACGTGTGTCAAAAAACTTTTATGATGAGGATTATGATGTAAAGATTCGAAATCGTTATATCCCAACATTTTATGATGACATCCGTCCTTCATCTTACCAACAACTAGACCACCACCAATGACCCATAGCGTAAAGCTTGTACACATCACTCCTAACGCTGAACAACTCATTGCCTATATGGCTAGAGTCTCTAACCCAGCTAATCAAGATAACACTACGACTAGTGCTAAACTGATTAAATATCTTATTGACCATAAGCATTGGTCTCCGTTTGAGATGGTGAATATGTGTGTAGAGATAGAGACCACTAGGAGTATAGCAGCACAGATATTGAGGCATAGAAGCTTTAGCTTTCAAGAGTTTAGTCAGAGGTATGCAGAGGTTAGTGTTCCAGCTAGTGTTCCTGAGCTTAGACGACAAGATGTCAAGAATAGACAGAATAGTATTGATGACTTAGGTAGTGAGTTAGTGTCTGATTATCAGTATCAGATCAACGCCTTATTTGATCAAGCAGAAATGCTGTATAAGAACATGGTGGCTGATGGTGTAGCAAAGGAGTGTGCTAGGGAAGTGTTACCACTAGCTACTCCGACAAGGTTGTATATGAATGGTACAGTTAGGTCTTGGATTCATTATTGTCAGCTTAGGTGTGGGAATGGTACACAGAAAGAACACCAGATGATTGCTAGAAATGCCTACAAGCTCCTAGAAGAGCACTTACCTAATGTTTGTGTGTCTTTAGATGTTTGATTAGTTAGAGGGTCCTTCTAGGTCATTCTGGAGGGACCTTTAATTTTCAACATAAATTTAAGAAGGCATATATCGACAGATGGACACCGCAGTTCCCCCCATAGGGCTAGTCGAAGCTACCAAGGACGCCACGCTAGATATGCAATCTAACTATCACTACTAGTTATTCTCAATAACCATTGTCTTATTGCAATAGCGGAGCGTTGGCTTATTGAGAATCGTTCTCAATAACAATGAAAGTATCTGTCTGCCCCTCCTATTAATTCGTATCACCACACCACCTGATACGAACTCATATCACCAGTCATACCAATACATCTCAGCCGTACACACAACGTATTCACAAACTGTGCTCACTACGTTCACACTCACGCAACTAACACAAACTCACATACTCGTATTCTCAATAAACCCGGCTTATTGACAATCCAACTAATTATCAACAATCCTGGAAATTGAGCAGCTCGACAAAACCTGCATCAGACCTTCGACCTTTCATGCATTGGCTAGTACATGAGTAGTACATGACCATACAGTAAGCATACATAAGCAGCGCTGATGGCTATACTTAAGGGGCTACACGGATCCACTGGGTTCTTGGGATTGACACATCCTGTCCACCATGGTATAGTAGGTTCATCGGTGGGGGATGGGCGATGCGGCTCACACACCAACTGCACATAGACAACTTAATATCAGGCTCGTCATAAGACGGAACTAGCGGAGCGAGCGATCCCGCGAAGTGTAGATAGCGTGCTTCAGTACGCAATATGGTTGCAACCCGACCAGACACTACGAGCGTGTTACCTAAACTAATAGTGCAGAGCCACATGCACTTTAAATAATTGATCATGGCATTACTGCTGCAGTCTGAGGTGAAAGCGATACTCAGTGCGGCTTCTTGTCCACTAACACACACAAGTGATGTATCAACTTACTCAATTTGAGCAAAGTGTCCGGGACATTGTTGAAGAAGCCACGGGATACACCATCACTAAGGACTTTGACAGTGATGAGGATTGCTATTACTACAACCTCATTGATCAATACGGTGATGTCGATGGTGATCCCTTCTATGACTTTGATGATGTGCTGGACTATGTAGAGAACAACGACCAAGTAGCAGATGAACTCCAGATGCTGCTTTCTATGGTTTGACCTGTACACTAACGAATGCTTATGAATACATATCAACTATTTATGGGTCGTGATATTCCATCTGGAGGCTATGTCACTGATGATGACTTCAACAAGTTCCTTCACATCGTAGACACGATCGTTGATGGATACACAGTTCAAGATGTTCAAGGTGTATGGCTTGGTGAACATGAAGACACCAAGTTAATGACTGTCTTTGCTGATGAAGACAAGGTGTATGAGATAGCTCGTACATACAAGACTGCCTTTAATCAACAGGCAGTAGCTGTTCAATGTCTACCTGCTATGGAGTTCGTATGACCACTACACAACCATTCATGCTTACTGGCGACACTCTTGTTCAATTCGTTAATGAGCGAAAGGACCTCATTGATAGAGGTGAGCTGACTCGCACTGACCTTATCAAGGACGCTGGCTACCTCAATAGCAATGGTACTGCTGCTTATGTTGACTTCTACACTGAGTTACTTCGTGCTAAGGGTGTAACACCTGTGACTGATACTGATGTCAACAACACTGCCTATGATGATCTCGACTCAGACACTAAAGCTCTCTACGATGCAGTAGATGATCGCCTTGGTGAGAAGTGGAATCATGAGGACATGATGTTATTCCTTGAGCATCTCTCTGAGGAGTGCGACATCACCACTGCTGATGAGTTCAATGACAACTTTGAGGGTGTCTATGACTCTGAGGAAGAGTTTGCTGTGAATTGGGTGGCTGATGTCATGAATGCACAGATCCCTGAATGTGTGTACCACTGCATTGACTGGGATGCAGTATGGAACCGTGAGTTGAGGTACGACTTCGACTCGTTTGATTTCCAATACGATACCTACATATTCCGTAAATGAAAGTCAATACAGTACGTTTACTTGAGCACTGCATTGATGAAGGCATCAAGGATGCACTTGATATGGATGACTATGAACGATTAGCTGACAAGCTTAGCAACTTCATATGGTTGCAACTTGATTACTACTTTAACTTTGAGGATAACAACTAATGGCTAAAGCTCTCACTGACGTACAACGTAAGCTGCGCCTTGAGTTGGTTGATCTAGCTGCTCAAGGTATCCGTACTCAAGGTACAGCTGGTTACTATGACCAAGCACAGATTGAGTACCTTACTGAACAGCTTGGTCGTGTTGCTAAATTCCTTCGCATTAAAGATTGATGAAACTCTCCATCCCAACATCTGAAGATATGGGCTACAACCTATATCTCTTCATCAGTAGCTATGTCGTCCCTGTTGTTGTCTTTATGTATACAGCAGGGGCTATGGCTGGTGAAGTTTATTTCACACTCATAGCGCCGTCTATTACACGCACTTACAAATCATGTACTACAACCCTGCAACTGAATCCGCTGTTCGTACCATCGAAGCTCTCGCTGCACAAAACCGTAAGGTAATTGAGAAACTGAACCCTCCTACTCCTAATAACATTGTATGGAGTGTTACTGAGGGACGTTGGGTAAATAACCAACAGCTTGCTACTGCCTGAACTATCCACTAATGAAGGAATACGAAGTCACTCTTACGTCTGGTACTTGGTATCTCATAGCTAAAGACTCTGAAGCTGCTGCATGGGCAGCATTATCACTTGCTCAAGATAGCAATGAACGACTAATTAATGTACGCCTAGCGGAGGAATGGTAATTGGCTAAGAAAGAGTATTATCCTAATAATTGGCAGCAATATAAAGACTCACCAGATGAACATTTCATTCCTCATACGTTTGAGGAAGTTATGTCGTGGAAGGTAGGCCAATGGGAGCTGCCAAGTTCTGTATGTTGCATTATACGTTGGCAAGATGCAACAACTAAGCAGGTCTTAGGTGAACGCTCTTACAGCAAACACAGAGCAGCACAAGCAAAAATTAATCAGCTTATTAACTCACCAAACATCGAGTTTACCGTTGCTGATCATCAAGCAATTCACTTTCTCTACCCACAAGATAATGACTGAAGCTACTTACAACCGTCTGTTGCAACAACTGATTAAGGAAATTAGTGAACACCCATATCGTGACGAACTGTTGCAGCTTATGCAGGACCAGAATGCAGATGATACAGTTGTACTATCTACATCATATGTATGACGCTCCTCTATTTACATGATTGGCTTTACATCGGCTGGCACAGGTACAGCGTATGGGGCTTTCACGTAAAGAACTGCAACATTCTTGTCCACATGGGTAGACTTGATCTAAGCTTAGCTTGGTCACCTAGATCCAATGGATCCTCTCAGACGCCAACTAACAGACCCAAGTCTATTGGGACTGTCCAAGATCATTGATCTATTCCGCCTGATGGATCGTGAGGTACCAGCTCAAGTCATTATGACCTTCTTGTACATTGCCGCACACGACAACTGCCACAAACAGGCATTGGAAGAAGATCTAAACATGACAACAGCTAGTGGATCACGGAACACGGATTGGTTATCCGACCATCATCGTCTCAATAAACCTGGACTTGGACTTATCATTAAATCTCAGGATCCAGTTAATCGTAGACGAATAGTGCTGAAGCTTTCTCAAAAGGGAAGGCTTCTAATCAACGCTATCAAGGACGCTCTTGATGACTGAACTACGTACCTGGGGTCAAGCTCTTGACTACACATTCAAAACAAGACATTCATGGAGACATGGAAACGGAGCTAAAACTGCTGCAATCAATGCAGGCCATTTCACAAGGATTAGAGGACTTAGCTTCCCTGTTAGCAGAATCACCCAACCAATCATTAATGAGGTCAGCTCAGAACTTGAAGATGAAGGCAAGTCAGATGCAACTATCAATCGAGTCGTGTCTGCTGTCTCTACCGTACTTAACCACTGTGCCTTCGATGGACTGATCCCTGCACCAGCAAAGTTCAGGAGGCGTAAGGAGCATGAAGGACGCATCACATTCTACACAAAGGATGAGGTGAACCAGCTCTACTACGCAGCTCTTGACCCATTCATGCGTAATGATGCAGCCGATATTGTTGTCGTTGCTGCATACACAGGCATGAGGCAAGGTGAACTCTTAAAGCTTAAAGCTAAAGATGTTGACCTAGGTCTGAATGTTATTCACGTTGGAGGACGACCTGACGTACAGACTAAGGCTGGTAACTACCGAAGTATTCCTATTCACAATCACATAGGTGATACTTTGACTAGGCGCATCAATAACATCAAACCTAACGTACCCATCTTTGGTGATGAGTGGAATGACAAAGACCAACTGTTAAGAGTCTTTAAAAAGCTAAATCGTTACATTGGTAAGGATGAGTCTTATGTGTTTCATACACTAAGGCATAGCTTTGGTACTTGGTGTGCTGAGGCAGGGGTCCCTATACGCACCATTATGGACCTTATGGGACATAAGCGTATTGAGACCACATTACGGTACGCCAAGACCACTGACAAGGCCCGTACAGAGGCTCTAGCCCTCATCTAGGCGTGACTACTGGTCACCTGCTACACTCCTTTCACAGCCGATCAGAGCTGCCTCTCAGGTAGGACTCATCGCTGGAATCCACACGCGGATGTGGCGGAATTGGTAGACGCGCTAGTTTCAGGTTCTTTAGTGGATAATGTCCACTTATGGTAGCTATTGGCTCGAACCCAGTGGCTACCTTTATTTTCGGGACTATCCACTATGGTACAGATTGTACACCCGTATCTAGCGAGGAATTTATTTGGCTACACCAGCCCAAATTGAAGCACAGGTAACACTAGAGCGTGAACAAATTCGTCAAGGTCTTAAGCGGCTACGAGATAACACACGTAAATTAGAAGAAAGAAGCTACGCATCCGCTACAGTTTATGGGGTGGCTTCTATTGATGCTCTCCTTCCTAAATTGGTTGAGCGTATTGAAGCGACAGTCGAGTACGCAATCAAACGAGGGAAGAACGGAGTAGCATTCAAGGAGATTCAAAAGTACCTTGCTGATGTTGAACCACTAGCAGCTGCAGCTATTGCACTCAAGCTGACCTTCGATAAGGTGTTCAGCTTTAAGCAGAATAGTGACTCGCTGGTTGAGGTGTGTGGCTCTATTGGCTCAGCTGTTGAAGCTGAATGTCAGATGCGCCACTACGAACGTGAGGCTCCTGGTCTCCTGGCAACACTGAAGAAAAACTACTGGCATCAGTCATGCGGTACCCATCAGAAGATAGTGGTTATTAAGACGCTGATGAATCGGTACGACGTTAAGCAGTGGGAACCGTGGGGACTTGCTAATAGGGTCAAGCTTGGTACATGGCTGCTGGACTGCATCATACAAACAAGTGGATGGTTCACTAAAGACCTGCGACGTGATGGTAAGAAGACAACAACGTATGTGATACCTACACCTGAGTTCCTTGAGATCAAGGATAAGGTCGTTCATGATGCAGAGCTGTTTGCTCCTCTTACCTACCCGATGTTGATTCCACCTAACCAGTGGACAAACGATAGGGCTGGTGGCTACCTGCTAAATGAGGTGATGCGAGGTCATGATCTAGTTCGTAGAGGTCACGGCCTTATACAGGGCGAAACCCCGCTGGCTTTCATCAACAAAATCCAGAACGTTGCTTACACCTTGAACCCTTTCGTGGTGAAGGTAGCGGAGACCCTGAAAGCAAAGGGAGTGTCGGTTGGGAAGTTCATTCCTATCATCGAACTCCCTCTTCCTAACAAGCCATACGACATCGCAGAGAACTACGATGCACGTAAGGATTACCGACGCAAAGCTGCTGAGGTAATGAACAAGAATGCAGCTAGCTTCAAGAAGTCATGCCGAACACGCATGACCATGGAAGCGGTTGCTCGGTTTAAGAGTGTACCTGAGTTCTACGTCCCATGGTCATTTGACTATCGGGGTAGAGCTTATCCAATCCCTGCATTTTTAACACCACAAGATACAGACTTTGGAAAGAGTCTCATAAGGTTTGCAGAAGAGTCGTACATGACTCCTGAAGCTGAATCATGGCTTGCCTTTCAAGTTGCCACCACTTATGGACTTGATAAGTCAACCATGGATGAGCGGATGAAGTGGGTACGGAATAACCTCACAATCATCGCTGCAGTAGCTAATGACCCAATCGACAACCTAAGCCTTTGGGAAGCTGCAGAAGAACCATGGCAGTTTCTGGCAGCATGTGAAGAATATAACGCCTGTGTCATTGAATGCAGTCGTCAGTTCACAGGCTTAATGATCGCCACAGATGCCACTTGTTCAGGTCTTCAGATACTGGCAGGGCTAGCCCGTGATAAAAACACAGCAAGGCTAGTCAACGTCCTACCGAGTGATAAACCACAAGATGCTTATTTGGTCGTAGCGGAGCACGCTAAGCCACACATTCCTGAGCGTCTACAGCCTCACTTTGATAGAAAGAAGACCAAGCGATGCGTGATGACCATCCCGTACAACGCTAAGCCTTTCTCTAATAGACAATACGTCCGAGAAGCATTTAAGGACATTGACATAGAGCTTGAGAAAGACGAGTTAACACAGGTTGTCAAGGCTATCATTGACGCCATGAACGCTGTCGTTCCCGGCCCTATGAAGGTGATGAAATGGATTGAGAAGGAGGTTGCAGCTGCAGTTAAGCGTGGTGCCGAGCACCTGGAATGGGTAACACCATCTGGATTCGTCGTCCATCAAAAGCTTAATAAAAAACAGTTAGAGGTCTTACAACTTCAGCTGTTAGGTCGCTGTCAAATCACTGTTGCCACAGATGACACCGATGAGGTGGACATCAATCACCACAAGAATGCAACAGCTCCTAACCTTATCCATTCTCTCGATGCAAGCCTACTTCACCTATCTACATTGCGGTTCAATGCTCCAATAGCATTGATCCATGATTCCGTTCTGTGTCGTGCAACAGACATGTCCATCCTATCCACATTGGTACGGGAGACATACATGCACTTATTTGCAGAACATGACTATCTCTCTGATTTTGCTGCACAGATAGGAGCAGAGTCAGAACCACCGATCATCGGAGACCTAGAGCCTGAATCGGTGATCGAATCAACCTACTTTTTTTGTTAATGGCACAACCCATCCACGTAACTCAACAGCCTGTTGTCCTTGAAGGATACCAAGCTGTACTGAAACCTAGCAAGTTCGGCTATTCCCTCTCAGCAGTTATTGATGAGAAGCTTGTCGAAGTACTGGAAGCTGATCGAGTAGAGACTCTCAAATGGGCAGAGTCAAAGTTGAAGAATCCTAAGCGTTCCACTCTCAAGCCTGAGCCTTGGGAAGAAGTCTCTACTGGTAAATACAAAGTCAAATTCAGTTGGAATGAAAACACACGTCCGCCCGTGGTGGATTCTGAAGGAACACCGATTACGGATGAGTCCACTCCCATCTACAGCGGCTCAACGGTTAAGTTGGCCTTTAGGCAAAAACCTTACATCCTTAAGGACGGGGTTACCTATGGAACAAGCCTCAAACTTGTTGGCGTCCAGCTGGTCACTCTCAACTCTGCAGCAGGCGTTGACACTGGGGATCTGGGTGAGACAGAGGTTGCCGCGCTATTCGGCCAAACAAAAGGCTTCAAGATTGGTGAACCGAATGTTACACCAGCTGAACCTGCAGAAGATACTGACGACGATTTCTAATGGCATTCCGCTCAGGACTGGAAGAGAAGGTCGCTGATCTTCTCACCAACCTGGGGGTGAAATACGAATACGAATCTACAAAGGTTCCATATGTCTTGCAGTGTAACTATACACCTGACTTCCTTCTTCCTAATGGCATCTACTTGGAAACCAAGGGACAGCTAACAGAAGAAGATCGTCGGAAGATGAAAGCAGTTAAAGCAGCGAACCCTGACCTTGATATACGCTTTGTATTTCAAACCCCATACAACAAGATTTACAAAGGTGCTAAGTCTACTTATGCCCAATGGGCTGATAAGCATGGCTTTAAGTGGTGCGCCTTCCACTCTATTCCAATCGAATGGCTAACGTAAACGAAATTGAGCAGATCGCATCTGCATTGATAGATGCTTTCGATAAAACAAGCTCACCTAACGACATCATCGAAGCGTTCGAGAATGCTCTTGATCGCTACGAAGAACTGATAAACCTGTACCACCAAAACAAATGACTTACGGAACTCCTGAATATTACAAAGAACAGTTCATGGACTTTGTTGCTGATGTACAAGCTGATGACCCCAAATATGGGGATGCCATTGTTGAAGGTTTTATTCTAGCGCTTGAAGATTGGAAGCAATATCACAATGATCAAGTCAATGAGTACGACCGAGTCGGGAAGCGAGTTCGTTCGGCACTTACCGTGTGAAGTATGTGGCAGTAGCGATGCTAACAGTCTCTATGACGATGGGCATACCTACTGCTTTTCTTGTAATTCATACGGACATTTAGAAGATGTTCACACTCATAAAATGTCCACCAATGTCAGACTACAAGGCTCAGCCGAACGGCTGCATAAACGGAACATATCCGAAAAGGTCTGCCAACAATACAAAATCTACACCGATGGAGAAGTCTTACGCTTCCATTATTTCGACAGCGCTGGCATACTTAAAGGCTGTAAAGTAAAAACTAAGGGTAAGATCTTCAGCTATGAAGGAGAAACACCAGGAACTCTCTTTGGACAACATCTATTTCCCTCCACTGGAAAACGAGTCGTTATCACTGAAGGAGAACTCGATGCGGCTTCGTGCAGTGAGGCTATGCCGGGGTGGCCGATGGTATCTCTACCAAGCGGTGCCGCAGCGGCTAGGAAGTCGATTCAACGGGCTCTCCAATGGCTCCAGGGTTATGAGGAGATTGTCTTGTTCTTCGACAATGACGAGGCAGGCCGTAAGGCGTCGGAGGAAGCAGCAAGCGTACTCCCACCTGGCAAGACAAAGATCGCTCGCCTCCAGGCTTACAAAGACGCATCTGATGCCCTACAAGCTAATGACACTGAAGCGATTCGTCGCGCTATTTGGGACGCGAAACCTTACCGTCCAGATGGGATCGTCGATGGCAAAACCCTCCTAGAGCTAGTCACCACACCATCACCACCATCAGATCATGATTATCCTTTCGCTGGATTGAACAGCAAGCTTCACGGGATTCGTTATGGCGAACTGGTGACTGTTACGGCTGGATCAGGGATTGGGAAGTCGTCCGTTTGTAGGGAGCTAGCGACACACCTCCTAAAGAAAGGAGAGCGTGTTGGGTATCTAGCGCTAGAGGAGAGCAACCGTAGAACAGCTCTTGGACTGATGTCCGCTGCAGTTGGTAAATCACTACACCTTGGAGAACATGAACGATCTACTCTCACCGAAGCATATAACGCTACTCTTGCTAACTGGAATCTCTTTCTTTTTGATGGCTTCGGTTCTTTCGATCCCGATGTTATCTACAACCGAATTGAATACCTTGCTTGCGGGCTAGATACCAAGGTTATCTTCCTTGATCACCTCTCTATCCTTCTCAGTGGCCTTGACGGCGATGAAAGAAGGATGATTGACACCACCATGACAAAGCTTCGTTCTCTTGTAGAGCGTACAGGCATCGCATTATTTCTTGTATCTCATTTAAGGAGAACGTCTGGTGACACCAATCATGAAGAGGGGGCACGGGTTACCCTCGGCCAACTCAGAGGTAGCGCAGCTATCGCACAACTTAGTGACAGCGTTATCGCGCTTGAACGGGATCAGCAATCACAGTCTGGAGCTAGCAAGACTACTGTGCGAGTCCTTAAGAATAGATATTCAGGGGAGGTAGGTATTGCCTGCCATCTTGATTATGACTTAGACACCTGTAAATTTATAGAGACTGAAGCAGATGAAACCGAATTCGATCCCTCAACAGACTTCTGAAGTGAAGCGTCCTAACCCTCCCACACCTGAAGCAGTAAAGCGAGCACAGTTCGTTGATAAGACCTATCGCTGGACTGGTAAATGACTAACCTTTCCCCTGCCGCCCAGGCGGTGCTGGATGCCTACATGGATAACTGTGGCTGGCTAGATGGCCCTATGGAGAAAGATTATCAATGCGCCGCCGCTGTCTTGCGAGCTGTTGTACAAGAACTCAAATTTTTTGGTGTCACCGAGAAAAACATTCTTGCTATTGCTGCCGAGCTTGAAGCCCAGTAGTCGCTTCCACTAATCACCCATGACACAACAACACCTCATCACCCCACCGCCGAAGCTGGTGGTGCAGTGGCAAGAAGAGCCCGCGTTTTCTGCGTTGTCTCCGTGTGCAATGGTGACTGTCACTAATACCAAGATACAAGACATTGCCACCCGTGCCGCCCAATGGGGCGCAGACCAGGAGCTGGAGGCGTGCTGTGAAGTGCTTCAGGACTGGAGATACTGCAGAGTGGACGATCTTCGCGCAATCCGCCGCCCGAAGCCACCAAGTTTAAAGCAGCAAGCGTTGGCTGAATTAGCCGAATGGGAGAACATCTGCAACATTGCACCCGACAGCCCCATCCGCCGCGCACTGGAGCAGCTTGATGACTGACTTATCCCCTGCCGCTCAGGCGGTGCTGGATGCTTACAGCAACGATCCATTTGCCAGTAGCGGGGAGTCCATCGCCGCCGCCCTGCGTGCTCTCACGCGAACGACCTTAGTGGAGGAGGGAAACATTCGCGGTTGGGTCTGCAAAGCAATCACAGCAGAAGACCTACTCGATATCGCCGACGAGCTGGATTCCAAATGAACCTTGTCTTCGACCTAGAAACAGACGGCTTATACGATGATTGCACCCAAATCCACTGTATTGGCATCTTTGATCTCGATACCAAACAAACTCTTGTCTTCAATGATCAGGGGTCTGAACAACCGATTACAAAAGGTGTCCAGCTCCTTGAAGACGCAACCAATATCGTGGGCCACAACATTATTGGTTACGACTTGCCTGTTATCCGCAAGCTCTTTCCTTGGTTTGAGCCTAACGGTAAAGCTGTGGATACTTTGGTGCTTAGTCGTATTTATCACGCTGACATTCTGAAGACTGATCAAAGGCGTAAGTGGAAACACATGCCACTACAGCTGTATGGTCGCCACTCTCTTGAAGCTTATGGTCACCGCCTAGGTGAGTACAAAGGAGAGTTTAGCAAAACTACTGATTGGAAAGATTGGTCAGAAGAGATGCAAGCTTATTGCGTACAAGATGTACATGTAACAGTAAAACTTTGGCAGCATTTCCGCAAATACCTGACTGGGTTGCTTTAGAGCACCGAGTCGCTCAAATCCTCACCGAACAAGAACTACATGGGTGGTACTTTGATGAGCCTGCTGCATGGGAACTTGAATCGTCTCTCAGACGAGAGTATGAAGGGATTACTGGAATACTTCGCAACAGGTACCCTTACGTTGCAGACAGAGAGTTCACTCCTAAGCGAGTTAATCGAACCACTGGATACGTGGCGGGAGCACCGCTCACAAAACTAAAGGAGTTCAACCCTGGTAGTCGTGATCACATTGCGTGGATCATGAAGAACCTACATGGTTGGAAACCAGATAAAGAGACAGCTAGCGGTAAGACCGCTATTGATGAAGTAGTGCTCAAAGACATTGGTACTGAAGAGGCCCTTCAGTTCTACCGATGCTTAGAGCTGACCAAACAATTAGGCATGTTGTCGGAAGGCAAGAATGCTTGGCTCAAGTTGGTCAAGAACAATCGCATACACCACAACTGTTCAGTAAGTACTAATACCCACAGATGTGCCCACCGTAACCCCAATCTCGCGCAAGTCCCAAGTGATCTTAATTTTAGAAGACTATTCAGGGCTAGCGATGGCAATGTCATGGTTGGTGCTGACCTCTCAGGTATTGAACTCAGAATGCTGGCACACTACCTTGCCAGATATGATGGAGGCCGCTACGGAGATGTTCTTCTCAACGGTGACATTCACCAAGAGAACGCAGACAAGATAGGCATATCCCGCCGATTAGTTAAAACCGTTACTTACGCTTTCCTATATGGTGCTGGAGATCAAAAGATCGGGCTCAGCTACGATGCCCAGCTTCCCCCGAACAAGGCAAAGGAAAAAGGGGCTGAGATACGAGCTGCTTATGTTGCTGCCATTGACGGCTTGGATAGTCTTCTTACCGCTGTTCGTGCAGCAGGTGACAAAGGTTCTATCAAGTCAATAGACGGAAGGAAGATCGTAGTAGATAGTCCACACAAGGCACTCAACTACCTACTTCAGTCAGGAGCTGGTGTGGTCGCTAAGCGGTGGATGGTTATTGCTAACGATACGTTCTTTCATAATCACACTCACCAACTTGCATTTATTCATGACGAGTTGCAGTGGGAAACAACACCAGATGCAGCTGATATTCTCAAACTTCATCTAGAAGAATCAGCTATAGCTGCTGGTGAATACTACAACCTACGGGTTCCCATAGCTGCTGAAGGAAAGATCGGCAGTAATTGGGCTGAAGTCCACTAACCACCCAACCGATATGGCACAAAAAAGTAAAACCTCACTGGGACGTATTGAGTTCCAATCCCGTTCCAAATTCAAACACACTCATCAAGGTAACGGTACACGATCACTACCTAAAGGCACCCGTAAACTCCGTCGAGGTCAAGGAAAATGAAAGACGATTTTCACACCCAATGTACTGTCATTCTTGACTGCAAAAACGGCAAGCTTGAGAACTACCCTGCCACCAGCCACTACAAGTTTAGCTTCGACGCCACTGACATGACTATCTACGGTTATGTCGAGCAGTTCCGCACAGTGCTACGTGCTGCAGGGTTTAGTGAAAAGTGTATTGCTGATTCTTTGGGAGAGTTCTGAGAATGAGTCTCCTGATCGACGCTGACTTCATCGTATACAAATCCTGTGCAGCAACTGAAACTGAAATTGACTGGGGAGAAGATCTCATCACCGTCGTCTCAAACTTCACAGACGCATACAGCATGGTCGAGCGTGAGCTTGCATCCATCGCCAATGATCTTGGATGTTTTGATGACTTTATTCTTTTCTTTTCTGATTCTGTCAACTTTCGTAAGAGTATCGATCCTACATACAAAGGACACCGAAACAGGAAGAAACCGTGCGGATACAAAAGAGTAATTAATAAACTTAAAACTGAATATCCAGTAGTAGTAATGCCACAGCTAGAAGCTGATGACGCCATTGGCATTTACGCCACTAAACACACTGGTCACATTATCTGCAGCCCTGACAAAGACATGCGTCAGATCCCTGGTCAGTTGTTTGATCTCACTCAAGGTGTGGTTGAGATCACCCCAGAAATGGGTGATAGGTGGCACCTTATACAGACCATGGCAGGTGATCAGACTGATGGCTATGCAGGTATCCCTGGTATTGGTATTAAGCGAGCAGAGGCTCTCCTAGATGCCAATGGAGCCACATGGAGCACCGTTGTGGAAGCATTTGCTGCAAAAGATTTGACCGAAGCAGATGCACTACTTAATGCACGACTAGCAAAAATCCTACAAGCAAATGACTTCGATTTCACCAATCAAAAACCGAGACTTTGGTCTCCCAGCTCCAGTGTTGGAACTGAAAATGGAGCAGCAGTTCAAACTGAAGCAAATTGAAGATGCACTTAGGCATCCTGAGTCACAAAAGGAAGACATCATCACGATCTTCATTGCTCTACAGCATCAGAACTTCGTACTTACTAACACAGTATCCAACCTAGTACAGAAATGGCCGACAGTAACAGCACAGGACCAAGTTACTACAAACGTGGAAACATTCAAGTTTGGGACTTCATCCGAGACCAAGGATTAAACTTTCATCTTGGTAATGCCATTAAATACATCTGCAGAGCTGGTTACAAAGGCAGCACTATTGAAGACCTAAATAAAGCAATCCACTATTTAAATAATGAGCTTGAAAACCAAATCAATACTGAGCGAACAAGCTACGGAGTTTCGCACCGCCTTCCAAGTATTGAATACCAAGGCTGCTACGAATACACAACGGACTTTGATCGTTGAAGAGTTCAAAGAGTTCTTAGAAGCTGAGACTTTAGTTAATCGTGATCATCCAGCATATAGAGAAGCTGTTCTAAAGGAATTAGCTGATCTTGTTTATGTCTGCTACCAATACGCTGCCAACCTTAACTGGGATCTTGATGAAGCACTCACCAGGGTGCATCAAAGCAACATGAGCAAGCTTGATGTAGACGGAAGGCCACTTTTACGTGAAGACGGCAAGGTTCTTAAAGGGCCTAATTACAAACCACCTAATCTTGAAGATCTTGTTTGATATGTCTACTGATCTTATCGCTCGTACTGGTCGTGTCCAGTCATGGATTGACGACCCTACTTCTCGTCTACCTGTTAGCTGTACAGTCTTCGTAGTAGAAGACACAATGGAGGGACCTAATGGTATTGAAGCCTCTTGGCGCTTTGTATCCCACGCTCTCAGATACGGAGCTGGAGTTGCTGTCCATCTATCGAAGCTTAGGCCCAGAGGCTCGGAAAATGGTAAAGGCCTTGTTGCCTCTGGCCCGGTTAGCTTTGGCAAAATCTATTCAACCCTCAATGAAATCCTGAGGCGTGGTGGTGTTTACAAGAACGGAGCTGTTGTCCTTCATCTTGATCTCAACCATCCTGATGTGCTTGAGTTCATTACCACTGATCGCGCTGAACTCCCTTGGGTAAAGCGTTGCGTCAACATCAATAGCTATTGGTGGGAAGAGTGTCAACCTGAAGTACGTGAAGCACTCCTACAAGGTATCCGAAAGGGAGACATCTGGCTAAACAAAACTAAGATAGATCGTAATGGCAATCGTATCAGAGGTAACGTATGCTTGGAGGTATATTTGCCCTCACGGGGAACCTGTCTACTGCAACATGTTAACCTCGGCGGATGCAAACTCGATGATATTCAACGTGCGTTTGTCACCGGAATGTCCCAGTTGTGCGCTCTCCACGGAAAGACAAATGTTGGAGAAAGCGGAGAGTACCTCCCTTCAGAGACAGATCGCCAAGTCGGTCTCGGACTCCTTGGGTTGGCAAACATGCTTGCCCGTAACGGAGTGACCTATAAGGAGTTTGGTAAGGCTCTTACTGACATTCGCTTGAATCGAATGGCTAACACTCCTGCTCACATCCTTGCTGCTGAAATCAACGCAGGCATCATGGCTGCTGCAGAGGTAGCTAGACAGAACAAGATGGATCGAGCTTTTGCTATTGCTCCTACCGCGTCCTGTAGCTACCGCTATAAAGACTTGGATGGGTACACCACCTGTCCTGAGATTGCACCACCTATTGCCCGTCAAGTAGACCGTGACAGCGGTACCTTTGGCGTCCAGAGCTATGACTACGGTCCTGTAGAGATCGCATCAGAGGTTGGCTGGAAAGACTATAACGCAGTGGCAGATGGCATTGTATCTCTGCTAGATCGTACTGGGCTTCTTCATGGCTATTCGTACAATAGTTGGTCAGATGTGATCACTTACGACGAAGAGTTCATTGAGGAGTGGCTGGATAGCCCCCAAACATCTCTCTATTACTCTCTTCAGGTAATGGGCGACGTTCAGGACAAATCTAGCGCATATGCAGCACTGGATGAGGATGAAGTCGATGATTACTTGGAGTCTATTCTTAATGACCCTGCTCCACAGTGTAATTGCGGCGAATGAACCCCTATCAAAAACTTCTCAATCGTAAAAGGAAGTGGTCTCCTGTACAGACCACGGCTGGCAAGCTTGCTGAAGGCGCGGAAGAAACTATCTACCGTGCCTTGGCTATGCGTCACATGGAACTACCCGTTGGAGATTTTATTGAAGCATCGCTTTCTGAAATTCCAGTTCTATCACAAGACTTGCTCCGATCTAATATCAAAGACGAAGAGAACCACGACTTGGCTCTCGGTTACATCGCCAATGCTCTCGGAGTGGATCCTAAAGCGGAAGAAGAGGCCAAGCGAATTCGATCTGCGTGGCAAGCGCATCCTGATCACACAGTCCTTAAAGCACTGGTGGCCGAACGTTCGCTTTTCTTCGTTCTACTCCCGTTCTTTCGATTTAATGGTGACGCTGGTCTCCGCACCGTCTCCGCTGACATCTCAAGAGATGAGCAAGTCCATGTAGCTGCCAACTCTCTTGTCTGCAGGGAACTTGGATACGAACCATCTCCTAGTCTCGACAAGCTCAGGAAAGCAACAATCAACTGGGTTATGACACCCTTGAAATCGTCCACTAACAAATATCTAGACAAAAAATTTTGGCTGGATGCCAGTGATCGCTTGATGTATGAGGGTAAGGCTCCAGAGCTTTCTGACACCAAGCGAGCACGTATGCCAGCGTTCTTTGAACATGCCAACCCCAACCTACCTCAATACGCTTGAGTTCCAAGGGCTGCAACTTAGCACCTTGATTAATGAACTTGAGGAAAACTTTCCACCACTTAATCCCCACCCGGATGAATCACACGCATCAATAATGTACCGCTCGGGTCAACGTTCTGTTGTCGAGTGGATAACCTATCGACTTACAGAGGACACTTAACAATGGGAGTTCAGAAAGCTGCTAACATGGCAGCAAAAGGAGCAACTAAATCAGAAATCAGGCAAGCTAATCCTGGCCTTAGCTCTAAACAGGTTAACCAAGCTGTTAAAAGTAGCTCAACTGCCACAACTAATCCTAACACAACCACTAGGCCGTCACCCAGTAGTGCAACATTTGGTCAATCTAAGAGTACACAGCAAGTTGTAAATAAACTCGACAATCGTCTGATTAATAACGATGGTGTCTTTGCTATTAATAGTAAGACATTCCAAAACATAGTCAATGATCTTGGTAGTGCTGAACGAGCACGATCAGTTATTTCCAAGTACGGAGCAGGCCTCCCTGGTCCTACTACTACTGAGACTGGTGAAGGTGACAACAAGCGTACCATCACTAACACTCCGTACAAACTAACTATCGACCAGAAAGTACTCGACAAGTACGATAAAGGTGGGTACAAAGCTGACCTGTCTAAACAGAAAGGTCTTAGTAGGCAGCTCCGTATCCTCGGTAACGATGGTGTCTTCTCTGCTAAAGAGTACGACAAACTTCTTAAAGCAAGGGGTGCTGTTGGTAGTGGTTTCAACCAACGCCTCATAAATAAACTCGGTGAGGAAGGTATCAGCATCAGTAATAACCTTGCCAAACGTTATGAGCAAGGTAAGATAAGTACAGGTGAAACCAATGGTATGTGGGACTGGTTCAATCGAATGACCTATACTAATCCTGATTTTGCCGATTGGAAACCTCTCACTCAGTCTGGTAACAGTGAGTTCACTAACCGATTCCTTGATGAAGCTTACAACGGTAAAGGTAGTAAAGGTTTGGCATTCAACGGTGCTGACTGGCAAACAAAGGATTCAGTAAGAGCTGGTGCAATTGCTGCTGGTGATTGGTCACGGACACGTGAGCCTTGGACAGATGCCAACATTACTAAACGAATTATCAATGATGGCGGTGGTGGCGATGATGGCGGTGGCGGTGGCGGTGGTGGAGGT